GATGATGGTGACACGTTAGAGTTTGACATCAAGCACGGATACAAAGTCTTGAAGGAAGTGATAGACGAGAGTAGCCAAAAGGTTCTTGTGTTCGTACCGTTCAAACACACTATTGACATATTGACCGACAAGCTGCGTAATGACGGAGTTGCTACTGAAGTAATTCGGGGGGACGTACCTGTAGCAAAACGAACCGATATATTTAAGCGGTTCCAGAATACCCCCGATCCAAGGGTGCTAGTCATCCAGCCGCAGTCCGCGGCGCATGGTGTTACGTTAACTGCAGCGAACACGGTGGTGTGGTGGGGGCCAACCTCCTCCTTGGAAACATATGCCCAAGCTAACGCACGGGTTCACAGGTCGGGCCAAAAGCACCGATGCACCGTTGTGCAGTTGCAAGGCTCTGCTGTGGAAAAGCGTGTTTACTCACTGTTAGATAACAGAATAGACGTACACACAAAAATGATAGACTTATACAAAGAAATACTTGACTAGGGTATTTTATACCACTAGATTATAATTCTCGTTACTAGAGGAGAACGCAAATGACGGATCAGTCCGACATACCTGCGGATAAACTGACAAAAGCCTACATCAAGCTACGGGCAAAAAGAGCAGAACTATCCGCACGGTTTAAAGAAGAAGATGGAGCGTTGGTGCGCCAACAGGAAATCTTAAAGAACGCGCTGCTTGACTACTGTGAGAACCACAATGTTGAGAGCGTTAGAACCTCCGAGGGTTTGTTTTTCAGGTCCACTAAAACAAAGTATTGGACCAGCGATTGGGAGCAAATGTACAACTTCATTAAAGAGCATGATGTACCTGAGTTCTTAGACAAACGGTTGAACCAAACCAATGTCAAACAGTTCTTAGAGGAAAACCCAGACGTTCTGCCGAAGGGCATGAACATAGACACCGAGTATGTCATATCAGTAAGGAAAAAATAATGGCGGAACCATTTGTACCAATAGAGGATTTGGCAAAGCATTTTGCAGTGTCCATTTCTACTATCCGTGCGTGGGTGCGGCAGGGGCATATCCCTAAGTCCACGTATATTAAGATCGGTAACACCTACCGTTTCAACAAGACTTCAGTGACCGAAGCCCTAACAGGTAAAGCCATAGAAGCAGAACAGGCCGAAATTCGTAATGAGCCTGTAGAAGAACAGTTGGAGTTTAACTTCGACGCCGACACAGACGTATAAGCCAAAAAGGAGAACGACATTGGCAGACATTTACATCATTGAAAACGTAGAAGCACTATGGCCGAAGCTAGATCAGACGTACGCGTTTGATAAGAAGGCCAACCGTAGTATGCCCTGTGGTCCACGGGATGTTAACGCAGAGTTTTCCATTGCTTTCCGCATGGACACCGCCACGGCAAAAGGTTTGTTCCAAGCCATGAGTGCAGCATACATGGCAAACCGCGAAGACAAGTGGGCTGAGAAACTAGCCAACCCGTTTGTCAAAGACGATAACGGCACCATCACGCATAAAGCCGTGTTGAAAGGTGCATACGGCGGAGAGGTGACAAACAAGCCAGCGCAGTATGATTCGCAGGGTAACATGCTACCGGAAGACTTTAAGTTGACCACGGGCAGCACTGTTAGCGTAGCGGTTAAGCTGGTGCCTTACGACTTCGGGGGTAAGCAGAGCGTGTCACTGCGCATCAATGCTGTACAAGTTATCAAGTATACCCCGATGGAACGCGCCAACCCGTTTGGTGCTGTGGACGGTGGGTTCGTCATGGAAGACCCCAACCCGTTTGCACCGAAACCAAAAACAAACAACGTCTTGGCTATGAAGCCCTCCGTAGAAGAGGATAGCGATGACATGTTTGAAGCAGAGCCAGTGAAGAAGACCGTTAATAAAGCGGCTCCGGCTCCAGCGTCTAAAGGTGATCTGAACGACATCGTAGACAGCATGTTTGACGACGACTAGACACAAATCCACGGCTGCTACGGTGGCCGTGGTTACTCCTATGGTATGAGTGGTAACAATGATAAACAAAAGATTTTTAGATTTGGTGTTGGCGCACGAGGGGCACTACTGCGTGTGGGCTTTGAAAGGCGTTAAACCAAACGAACAGATCAAGCAGAAGTTTTACTCGTCTACTGATGAAGTGCTACAGGCAGCACGTGATCTCGACGCGAACGGGTGGAACGCCTTCTTTGCAATGGGCACGTTCTTTGAGGCTGGGTCTCGCGTAGCTAACAATATGCAGTGGATGAAGTCTTTTTTCTTGGACCTAGACTGTGGGCCTAACAAAGAGTTTCCATCCCAAGAGGTGGCGATTGAAGCGTTACGTGTGTTCTGCGAGAACAACAATTTACCTATCCCTACTCTTATTAACTCTGGGCGGGGTGTGCACGTTTACTGGATACTGTCCGAACCTGTGTGCCGAGCAGACTGGTGGCCTGTCGCTGAACGGTTGAAGAGGGTGTGCGCCGAGCAGGGGTTTCCTGCTGACCCGTCTCGAACGTCTGATGCCGCTGGCGTACTACGTGTGCCAAGCACTCACAACTATAAGTATGGTGAGCCACTGCCTGTAGAACTTTATGGGGTGGAAGAACCGACGACTGTAGATTTCGACAAGTTTTCGGTTTTGTTAGGGGGTGATCCGATACCAGTACCCCAGAAACGCGAGGCATCTGCGACAAGTGCGTTTAGAGAAGCCCTGCAACAAAACTACAAAGGTAGCTTTCGGCGTCTACTATTGAAGACCAAGAACGGTACGGGTTGTGCGCAGATAAAACACATAATCAAAAACCAGAGCACTGTGTCGCACGACTTATGGAGAGCGGGGCTATCTATAGCTAACGTGTGTGAGGATAGCGCAGAGGCCGCGCATGTGATGTCGTCGGAGCATGAAGACTACGATGTTCAAGCCACACTGCGTAAGATGGAAGACACAGGTGGCCCACAGTTCTGCAGCACGATAGAGCGTTTTAACCCCGAAGGATGCGAGGGTTGTCCCAACAAGGGTAAGATAACAACTCCTGCACAGCTAACCAAAGAGGTCAAAGAGGCCACACCCGAAGACAATGTCATAGAGGAAATAGACGGGGAGGACACGAAAACCATAACAATCCCCGCGATGCCTAAACCATACTTTCGGGGTCAGAACGGCGGCGTGTATTTGCGCAGCACGAACGAAGATGGCGACACAGAAGAAGTATGTATATACCACCACGACTTTTACGTCACGCGCAGGCTACATGATGTGGAGCTTGGTGAAGTTATAGCGTTTGCACTGCACTTACCACGAGACGGGGTACGCGACTTTGTTGTCCCGCTGTCGAGTGTCACTTCAAGAGAAGAGTTTCGCAAACACATGTCTATGCAGGGCATAGCAACATTCGGGAAGGACGTAGATCGACTGATGACATACACAGCTACATGGATACAGGAACTACAGCAAACCACGACCGCCAGCGAGGCGCACCAACAATTCGGTTGGGTGGATGACAAGAAGATGGACCAGTTTGTGCTGGGCGATCAACTGATTACCGCAACGGGCGTGGAGTACAATCCACCATCTAGCAAAACCGCAGGGTATATAAAGAAGTTTAAACCCACGGGCAGCAAAGAACGTAGCAAAGAAATATTAGATTTCTACAACCAAGATGGTATGGAGCTACAGCAGCTTACCGTGTGCGCGGGGTTTGGTACAATACTCATGCCCCTAACAGGTTTGTACAGTCTAGGCATACATCTGTACGGCGAAACAGGTGGTGGCAAAACAACTGCTATGTACACAGGCACAGCTATATGGGGGGAGCCACGGGGGCTTACAGGCACTAAGAGCGATACACCGAACTCGCGTATGAACTTAGCAGAAGTTATGCACAACATGTTGCTAAACACAGACGAGATGACGAACATTCTTGGCCGACATGCCTCCGACTACGCATACCAACTATCCGAGGGTACACAGAAAAACCGTATGGCGGGTGGTGGTAACTACGAACGTGCCAGAGGTAAACCTTGGCGGCTTATAGCTGTGTCCTCTGGTAACATTAGCATGTACGCGCAGATGGCTATGGCCAAGGGCGATACCAAAGCAGAAATGCAGCGGCTGTTAGAGCTGCGGGTAGATGACATGCCGAAAGTAGATGTAGACCCGTTTGTATCCGCCAAGTTGTTTGCAGATGTCCAAGACAACTACGGTCACTTTGGACCAGAGTTTGTGCAATATGTTATACAGAACAGGGACAGCATAGAAGCGGACTACGAAAAGATAAAAGCAAAACTAGATAAAGCCGCAGGGTTAGACCAAAAGAATCGTTTTTGGTCTGGAGGTTGTTCAGCAATTCTCACGGGTGCGTTAGCAGCGAAACGTGCGGGTATCATAGACTACGACATGCGGAAGCTATTTAAGTGGGTGGTTAACCAATTAATACGGGTCAAATCATTCGTGGATGATAGCACTGCATCGGTACAGACATTGGTCACTGAGTTTACAACGGAGCACTGGGGCAGCATACTGAAGATCAAAAGTACGGATACCGCACAATCCGCGGAAGGTATCTCACCTTTGGTTATCCCCGATCAAAATCCAAGGGGTTCGTTAGTCGCACGGTACGAGACAGATACAAATATGCTCTACATTGTACCTAAACCGTTTAAGAAATGGCTTGGAGAGCAGAAGCTAGACTACACGGG